ACCATTTACACCTGTAACGCCCTGACAATTAGATATTTTTATAAAATCATCAGTCGCTAAGTTATGTTCTATGGTATCTATTGTTACTAAATTACCTACACCAGCAGATATATTAGTTATTTGAAGAACACTTTCATTTGATGAAATAGTAGATTCTATTTTAAATATAAACCCTTGTTGGTTACCAGCTACAATTTGTCTAAATTCTGGTTGAATCGTTCCGCTACCCCATGTAAAATCAGCCTCAGCCCATGTTAAATTAGTAGATGCCCACGTTACACCTGTTTGTTGCTCATAATAACCAAATGCTGTAATGCTATCGTCGTTTATAGCCCAAGTTTTATATCTATAATCATAAACAAGAACCTTATCAGGATATGTTTCTGCGAAATTATCAGAATTAGAAGCTGGAAATGTCCAATAAACTGTTTCTAAGAAATAATCTCTGATTCCAGCTACTCTTAATGGCCCTTGATTATCATTTCTTATTTCAAATATTTGATCCGGAATCGTATGATCTATTCTTATTACATTAGCTCCACTACATGCATGTATACCTGTTGTACCAATAGTTAAAATGGCTTTATCAAAAGGAACTGATGAGAAGGTAGACTCTGATCCAAGTTCAGTATTAATCTTTTGCCATAGAAACGGTTGTACCGCATTCCCTGTATATGCTAATTCCCAAGTACTTTTCTCAAAATAAACAATTAATCTATCTTTAATAAACTCTGCGCCAATGATTTGTTCTTTAGTTGCAGCATCTATCCAACCTCCACCAGTTGATCCAACTTGATTGGGTTCATAATATGCACTTGCAGCTACAGGGCTTCCGTTATGAGAAAATCTGCATCTATTTACATGTGCAGTATTAACTCCTAATCCACCACCGCCATTATTTTCCACAGTATTTAATAGAATTAATCTATCTTTAAAGGGAAGTATTATCCTTGCTGATCTTACAAAGTTAGCTCCAACGATGAATACAGGTTGAAATGCTGTCCAACCAGCAAGTCCACCACCAGCATAATACCACATAGGATCATCTGTAGCGGCTGCTGGAACTGTTGCATTAAAATTTGTAACAAACATCAAATTTACATTAGATGTTACACCCCTCCAATTGGTTGCCTGAAAGAAATCATAATTTTCACCTTTAAACTCACTACCTACCGTTGGTCCAATAAGTACCCAAGCATTTCCATCGTATTGGTATACAAATTGAGTATCAAAGGCTATAGAAGGATTATTATTTAAAACATTTGTCTCAAGATTAGTTATACCCATAACAGGTTCAGCTGGATAAAAATAGATTTGTGTATTTATTGTAGCACCAACAAAGTTAAATACTCCAGTTGTTGTATTATAAGTATGAGTTGTTGCAGCACCAGTTGTAAACATAACTCCGTCTTGATACACAGTAAAAATTTCAGTCCCTATAGAAAACATTTGTCCTATTTTATAAATAATACCCGGTACTGTTCCTGTTGCATCTCCAACACCACTAGTTGTTCCTATCCCTGCTCCTCCTGGAATAGCTATTCTTAACCTGGAAAAAAGAGGCTGTGTTACAGCTGTAGTCCATCCAGATCCTGTATAAGAAGAACCGAACCTTTTACGGATACTTCCCTCGTACATGTAAGCATTTTCTAACTTGGCGAACGCGTCTTCAGGAAGCAACCAACTCTTGAGATCAGTACGTAGTCCTTCCTTTATAGGAGCAATTAAGTATCGATCTTGTGCCATGATTAAATTCCTATAGCTAAATAGTAAAATGCAGCTGTAGTACCAGTATATGCGCCCGTACGTGTAACCTTAAGGTTTGCAAGTTGTATGTCATAAGCACTTAAAACGTAATCCTGTGCTGCTCCAGTTGCTCTTGAGCCATATGGTGTAATTTGTACTGAATATACCGCAGTACTAAAAGCACTATAAAACGTTACAGCTGCTGATGTACTACTTCCACTGGTTACAGAACCAATTCCCCATTTCATCTTTATGCCTGAAGGTAAAGTGGTTTCACCTGATGCAGCTTTTACTGCATGCATGATATCAACATCATTAGTCGTAACACCAACAGTTTGGCTATAAGGTCTAAAGTATAAAGATGGATTAGCACCATCCGTTTTACAATATAAGGCTACTTCAGTTGCAGATGTCACAGGAGGAAAAACTCCGCTTACTGTTTGTTGCGGAAACGTAGTTATCTTATGTTTACCTTCAGTAGCTGCACCAAATGTTTCATGGTTAACTTCTATAAAAGTTTGAATCGCTATAAAATTCTGTAGTAGATCTGGTTGAGAAATCGGTAACCGATCAGTTGATTGTGGTATTGCATTATCGTAAGGCATTAATAGTCTCCTTAGGTATAATTATTTATAAAAATCATTCAAACTTAACAGTGCATCTGTATAAATTGTAGATGCTCGTTCTTTAGTTTGTTGATCTATAGTTCTTCTATTAATTAACACTTCTTGTTTTTTAAATTCAGGCATAATTGATTGAAGACTTTCCATGTCCATACGATCTTCAAATATCTTTTTAGATGCGCCATATGCTATATATTGCCACCATTGTGATAATTCTGGCATAGAAGCATTATCTAGTAATTCAGAGGGTCTAGCTCCAACTTCTAATTCAACCCTATAGCTCTTATCAGGAACAGGTCTAAGTGTAAGAATGTTATTGTAATATAAAATTGAATTAGGACGAGCTGCTGCGTATTGCACTACATTGCTATAAACCGTTTCACCGTCTCCGGGTGCGGAACTAAAAGTTATGTCATAAACTCCAGTTGTATAATTAATGGAACCAGCAGCTCCAGTATCACCTGCAAACGTACCTTCACCATCGTTAGGATCATTTGGTACATCATGAACCTCTAAACCAACCTGATTTGTAGTAATTGATGTAAACGAAAGATGTTCTCTTAAAGCAGGTTTATCTGTCAGTGTTCCTGTAAAATTAGTAAGTACATTATTACCTGTTCCAATTGATCTAATTGATTCATTTTGTGGATACAATGTAAAAAACTGTTCTCTATTCTGAAAAAACGATTGTTTGCAGCCAGCAACATAAGCATTTCCATAAACGTTTGTGTACAAGTTATTAAAATTTGTAGCTATATCATCGCCTTCGTAAGTATCTATATATGGTTGAGTATAGAAGACCAGCGTTGTACGTAATGAAAAAAGTCTTAGATGTTCTGGAAAATCATAAAGAACAAAAGTATTAATATAATCTTCTATTGAGTCATCTGTTATTTGTGCTGTTGATGGTGACTTAGTTAATCGTCTAACTTTTATTTTAATTTGCTCTAACGTCGATAATGTATTATCTGGCATAATAATTCCCTATTAGTTTCAAGTAACATCTTGTGTAGCCGCAGTAAATTGACTACTAATCTCACCTACCGGAACAATCAAAGCACACGTATTTTCGTACCACGCTGGTGCTACTGGAATTGCAAAAGCATCAAAATTAAGAGTATTTATGTCTACTGTAAATGTATCAGATCCCGTAACTGTAATGGTGCCTACCTTTTTATCTAATTGAGTCATACCAACAGAATTTGGAATATAAAATCTAACAATAGTACCACTTAAATAATCGTGATCAAAAGTCGTTGTAACTAACGCTTTTTTAGCTTTTGTTATACTAGTAATAATCCTCATTGCCGGTTGAATTTGAGGATCTTCAACTGCGTAACATGTAGACATTTGTATACCTCCTACATATTTTTAAAACTTTTCAACAGTTACAACTTGTGATGGCTCCATTGACAATTCTTCCACATCAACAAATTCTAAACTCTGAAAACCAAATCTTCTTACTTTTTGACCTATTCGCATGGAAACATTTCCGCTTTCATCTTTTAAGTATTCATGGCGTGGATAGAACCCTCTTTTGTTTAAATGTTTTGCTACGCCTAATGGTAATGTATAAATCTGACCATCAACTAATGTAAATGTTTCTACTGGATCTTGTTTATATTCCTTATAAGAGAAACTTAATTGTCCGTTAGGAACTTCATAAAACCTAAATATACCTTTAACCGGTTCTCTATCTTTATCTCTTTGATATTTAAGATTAGGTTTTCTACTAACTGCAGGTTTATCCTTAGTCTCTGGATTTAAATCTAAAGTCTCATTTAAATCTTCTACAGATTCTTTTTTTATGCTTTTATTTTTTTCTATTTCCATGCTTTGCTAATCCTTCTTAAAAGGCAGAGGGAAATCAAATCCCTCCGCCACGTGTCTACTAAATTAAGATTTAATCTTCAATTATACTAAAAGACTTACCAGCCTCCCAATATATTTCATCATTTGCCGTACCACCTGCACTACCTAATGCAATAGCTGCAGAATCAGCATTTGTTTGAAGAATGATACCTAAATAGGCAGTGTTTTCTAATGCTCCATCAGTTAAGTAATTATATGATGTATCTTCACCAACAGGAATAATACTTGCTGGCGTAAATGGAGTATCTGTATATACAGGGAATGTAAATGCTGTATAAGCAGATGTATCTATTCCTATACTGAACGTAGATGAACTAACTCTTGTTACCGTAACAAGTTTTCCATCAAGCTCTATCATTCCACATTCAGCAGGTACATGGATTCTTACTTTTTGACCAGTTTGATACGTATGATCAACTAATGTAGTTACAACACCTGGATTAGCTGCTGTAATATTGGCAATAACACGATTTTTAGGTTTAAACATGTCATAAATAGTAATATTAGAAGCAACAAATCTATATGTTCCACCAGCACCAGCAACAATACCAGGAGCTGTTGCTAATGTATTAGCTAATCTAAAAGAAGTATTAGCAACTATCGTATCAACAGAAAAATCTAATCCATTTAGATTTGTTTGAGTTGTATTCTGAATTCTTACAATTGAACGATCTGCTATGCTACCAGTATCACCTGTGCTATAAACGGGACGAGTTGCATTTGTTCCTACTGTAACTGCAACTGCAGCACCTGGAGTCTTAACAGAAGAGTCTATTAAGGTAATTCCATGATACAGTACTCCGTTATAACCTGTAGAAACTGTTGATTGTGATGCAATTTGTGAAGCTGTTGAATGGAATTCAGTTATTGCCTCATCATCGCCCATGCCACGAAACCAAGTCCATGTAGTTCCAGCCCATTGAGTTGAAGCTTCAATATTAGTTACATTATAAACTTTAACCCAATCAACATCATTTCTTAAATTAATAAATTTATCTGTTCCATCAGAGCTAAAAACACCCTGTTGGATAATTGTATTAGAAGCCATAATAATTCCTTTCTTATCTTATGCTAATGTGGATCTTAAATTAATAACCCACAAGTCGTTGGTAATTCTAGGAACTTCCGCAAACTTGTAACCAACAGATGCATTTAATGCAAGAGGACCATCATATATTGGTGGTCTATAAATGAAGCTTGCGCTATATCCGTCTTGTTCAACACAGGCATAAGCTTCCATTCCAACGCAGAAAATATTATATACATCAACTCCAAGATTTGAAGATGATTCCGTTACAGAACCAATTGATGAAATCAAGAAACGAAGGTTGCCTATTGCACCCCATTCAGATCTTAAAGCATTCATTGGTGCTGGATACTGATTCTTTTGTATAAATCCTGCAACGTTATCCAAATTACCAGTTAATTGAGTTGAACAAAGTGCAAAATAAGCATCTCGTACAGGAGCTGTACCAAACTTATCTTCACCCTCAATGTTATCCATTATCGTGTAAGCATCATTATTTAATAATGTTCTTACAACTGTATCCACATCACTACGAGTAACTTCTGTAGGATTATCGCCATTTACACCATCAGTACAATTAACAAAACCTGCAGTTGCTGCAAGCATATCTCTTGTAAGTTGATCCTCTGTTTGTCTTAATGAGATACCCAATCTCTTGGCCGCTTCATTTAAAACCATTCTGTTACTTTTATGACCTATTTCTAGGCGGGGAAAACTCTTCGGATCTCCCTCTCCACCTTTCGTTGTGGAGTTCAGACTATCGCATCCCTTGCGGGTCTTCTCACTTAGTCGTTCACGGTTGAATTCTTTTTCGTTTATGACTATACTATTATAAACGAAAGGGTTTGCATGGCTAAAAAAGTTATTTATCACATTGATCAAACTACAGAACAAATAGCGTATCTTGCTGGAATTATAGATGGTGAAGGTTGTCTTTATATAGGTAGAGTAAAGCAAGGAAAATATGGATCCGGATGGCAGTGGCGTGCTCTTATAAGAGTTACAAGCTGCGACGAAGAACTTATTCTTTGGCTTGAAGAAACTTTTGGTGGCTCCAAAGATTCTAGATATCGTTGGACTAGTAAGAAAAAATATTTTCGTCCCGTTTATAACTGGCAAGCAACTGGAAATATGCTTGACCATGTCCTGAAATGCGTTGAACCGTATTTGATCATCAAGAAAAAACAATGTGATGTTATGAAGCGCTACAGACTCACTTCCAAAAACATTGGAAGTAAAAGACTTCCAGACGATATCGTTGCAAAACGATTCGAACTGCTTAGTGAAATTAGAAATCTTAATAGTCGCTACCATGATCATCCTTTAAAAATTCATTCCGCCCTGTCGCCCTAGCACGTGCCGTAGGCTTCCAAGTCAATCAGAGAAGATTTAGAGACCCCATTCTTTCTAGGGTCCTGTGCTTGTAAAGTTACTTGTTCATTAATTTGCAAATAAGTTCCATAAAAACTTACTTTTGCATCAATATCAACTGCTGATAATGTTTGTGCAGGTGGAGTTACACCTGAGTTTCCAAGTGGAACCATTGCTGTATTAAGAGCATTATATCTTCTCATACGCAACGTTGTACCACCATTCCTAGGCATTGTTTTCTTCATTGCTGGAATTTTATGAATCATATTAGGGACTGGTACAGACAATAGCTTATAACTAAAGCTTTGTTGTACCGGAGCTGAAAGCACCGAAGTTGTTGTAATAGCCATAGTATTTTCCTTTAATATAGCATTAATAAAAATCTATACCCTAC